GAATCCTGCGCGAGTATGACGTCCTCGAGGAATACAACCGCACCTACGGTCATATCAAGCTGCGTAATGGCACACTGATCCGCTTATTCTCAGCTGACGAGCCTAATCGTCTGCGTGGCCCACAATTTCACGGCGCCTGGTGTGACGAGCTCAGCTCCTGGAGATATGCAGATACTTGGGATCAGCTGCAATTCGGTCTACGCCTGGGGGAGCACCCACGAACAGTAGTAACGACTACGCCTAAACCTGTTTCTCTCGTGCGTAACTTGGTCAGTCGCACAGATTGCTCAGTAAAGATCGTCCGAGGTTCAACCTTTGACAACGCAGCTAACCTCGCTCCTCAAGCTTTGATCGAGCTGCAGCTGCGATACAACGGCACTAGGTTAGGACGCCAGGAGCTATACGGAGAGCTGCTCGAAGATATTGAAGGCGCACTATGGACGCGAAAGATGATCGACGACGCCAGGGTGACAGAAGCTCCTAATCTTACGAAGATCTGCGTCGCTATTGACCCCGCAGTGACCTCTGGAGAGGACTCAGACGAGACAGGAATAGTGGTCGCAGGTGTTTCTATGGACGGGCAGTATTACGTCCTCCACGACGGCACCTTACGAGCTTCTCCTGACGGCTGGGCAAGAAGAGCTGTCGAGCTCTATCACGAATACAAAGCTAATCGAATCGTTGCTGAAAAAAATAACGGTGGAGATATGGTCGGCTCTGTTATTCGTCACGTTGATCCGACAGTACCGATCAAGCTAGTAACAGCTTCCAGGGGAAAGCAAGTACGAGCTGAGCCAGTGTCAGCTCTTTATGAGCAGGGCAAAGTTCACCACGTTGGAGGATTTAACGAGCTCGAGGATCAGATGGTCAGCTGGACACCTGACTCTGGTACTTCTCCCGATCGTATGGACGCTTTGGTCTGGGCGATTACAGAGCTATCAGTAGCTTCTCCAGCTATGCAATATCTCGCCAGTAAAGTTGATTTCTGTCCGAGCTGTCGTATGCCATCACCAAAAGGCACAGCGTATTGTCCTAAGTGTCAAACGGCTATCATTAACCCAGGAGGTGCCTAGTGGCGCAATATAACCCATCAGTAAATCAAGGTATCGACTGGATCTTTACTACGACTACGACAGATAGCTCAGGCAACCCTGTTGATCTCACTGGCTACTCAGTACAGCTACAGATCCGCAACCAGGTCGATAACTCTATGGTGCTAGGTATCTCGACAGGCTCAGGAATTACCCTGACTACGCCTACAGCTGGATTAGTAACGTATCGCGTTACTGGTACCCAGACTGCAGCTATCCCTATCGGTACTTACGCTTATGGCATTAAAGCTACCTCTGGTGGCGGGATTAACTACGACTGGTCTGACGGATTTCTCACGATCGCTCAATCGAGGGTCTCGTGACCACAGAAAACGTAACGATCGTCCAGCAGGTTACAAACCTCACGCTATCTCAAGCTCAACCTAACGTAACGATCGCTACGGTCGGGCTTCAAGGGCCTTCTGGATCGACAACGATTTTCTACACCCATAGTCAGGGTACTTCTTCAGCTACCTGGACTATTAACCATAACCTCAACGGACACCCGACAGCTGTTGTATTCGACAGCGCTGGTACTCAGGTCGAGGGTACTTTTAGCTACCCCTCAGTGAATCAAATGTTGATAAACTTTAGCTCAGCCTTTAGTGGTACTGCCTACGTCATCTAGGAGATGAAATGTCACGCAAGTTTCTAGTAAATATCGACCTCAGCCAGAATCAGCTCCTTAACGCGCAGATCCAGAATCTTGCAACGGCGCCATCATCACCAGTAACAGGCCAGATCTACTACAACACCAGTTCTAACACTCTCCTTTATTACAACGGCAACGGCTGGATCCCTACAGGTGGATTTACAGTAGGCACTCTCGGAGCTCGTCCTTCTGCAAGCTCAGCTAACTCAGGTACTTTCTACTACGCCACAGATAACTACTTGATCTATTACTCAAACGGATCAAGCTGGCAGCAAGCTGAAGCGTTCGGCTCTGGACAATCGACAACCGTTTCAATCGCGGGATCAGCTGCAGACGGTACTTCGACTAACTACGCTCGTGCAGACCACGCACACGCAGGCCCTGGCTTTGGATCAGTCACAGCTCAGACAACAAACGGCGCTAGCTCATCAAACGGTACAGCTACCACCGTTGCTCACTCTGACCACACACACGGCACACCAGCGCTCACTTCTGTAACGCCTTCTAATATCACAGCTACTACAGCTGCAGTCGGTACTGGCGCTCTTGCAGCTCACGAAGACCACGTTCACGGATTTACTCCAGGTAATTTCACACTCGATACCTTTGGTGCTCCAGCAGCTAACGTCGCTTTCAACTCTAAGAAGATCACAGGCCTCGCTGACCCTACCTCAGCTCAGGACGCAGCTACTAAGAATTACGTCGATAGCACAGCTCAGGGTCTCAATGTTAAGGGATCAGTCCTTGCAGCTACAACAGTCTCGATCACACTCGTAGGCGCACAGACAATCGACGGTGTATCAGTCGTAGCTGGAAATCGCGTACTCGTCAAGAATCAGAGCACCTCTAGCCAAAATGGTATTTACGTCGTTCAGACTACTGCGTGGACACGCGCTACTGACCAGACAACTCCTGCAGTCGGTGACTTCACCTTCGTAGAGTCTGGCTCAACTCAGGCAGCTCAAGGCTATATCGTTACCAGCGTCACAGGTGGCGTCACCTGGACACAGTTCTCAGCTGCAGGCGAATACACAGCTGGCAACGGTATTACGATCACAGGTCAGTCGATCGCTTTCAACCCTACTTCTACTGGTGGACTTCAGGCAGCTTCTGGTGGAGCTTCGATCCTTCTCGCTACTAACTCAGGTCTCGGTACTAGCTCTTCTGGCTTAGCTGTCGGAGCTGGTACAGGTATCGTCGTAAGCACTGGCACTGTAGCGATCGACACCACTGTCGTAGCTCGTAAGTTCTCACAGACTCTTTCAACTTCAGCTACCAGCTACACCATTACCCACAACCTCGGTACTCTCGACGTTATCGTCCAGGTGTACACAGTTGCAGACGGTTCAGAAGTTGTCGTCGATAACCTACGCGCTACCACAAATACAGTGACCCTTAACTTCTCTGTAGCTCCTAGCGCTAATGCTTATCGCGTAGTAATCCTCGGATAGCGCTACTATTACACCTAGCCTGTAATTAGAGAGGCGCTATTAAGGAGAGACAATGGGTCTATTAGACCGTCTAGCAAAAGCGATCGTCGAAGCTCAATTAGAAAAGGCTCCTAGCCTGCCTGCTGGTGCAGTCTCTATGACTGAACAGCAAATGCAGCAGGCAGCTCGAGATAACAGCTATACGACTAAGCCTCTCCCTCGTAACCCTAATTTCGGTAACGTACCTTTCGCACCAGGTCTACCGATCACTCCTGGCGCTATCAACCCTGTCGGCCCTGGTGGACAAGCTGATCCACGTCGCTACGAATACCAGGTAGCTCAAAATATCAATGTCGCTACAGAGCAGAAGCTCGTACCGTTTAAGACTCTTCGTGGCGCAGCTGAGCAGATCGACATTATTCGTCGCTGTATCGAAGTTCTCAAGTCAAAGATCACAGGCTTGGACTGGGATATTGTCATAGCTGAGGACGCTTCAGAAAAGATTATTGCTGAGATAGGTGGCGATCACGTTCGCGCTATGGCGCAAGCTCGTGAAAAGTTTTCAGATGACATTTATCGCGCTCGCACTTTCTGGGAAAACCCAGATCCAGCTAACGGCTTTACCTTTACTGACTGGTTAATGATCTCTCTTGAGGAAATCCTTGTACTCGACGCCTGGGCTATCTGGCCTCAAAAGACAGTCGGTGGAGATCTATTCGGACTCCAGGTACTCGACGGCTCAACCATTAAGCCTCTTATCGACGATCGCGGTATGCGTCCAATGCCACCAGGAGCTGCTTACCAGCAAATCCTTTACGGCTTCCCACGTTCTGAGTTCTCAGCTGCAAATGAAACTCCAGACGCTGACGGAGAGTTCACAGCTGAAGAGCTGACCTACCTCGTGCGTAACCGTAGAGCTATGAGCGTCTACGGCAACTCACCAGTCGAGCGCTGCCTACCTGTAGCTGATCTCTACCTGCGTCGCCAGCAGTGGCTACGAGCTGAGTGGACTAACGGCGTACTCCCAGAGCTTATGTTCAAGGTCGATCCTGACTTTGGTAACGACCCAATCTTGCTACGTCAGCTCGAGGACTCAATCAACGACGATCTCTCAGGTCAGACTGAACAGCGTAAGAGAGCTCGCGTACTTCCAGCTGGCTTCGATCCAGTCCAATTCGACGGCTATGGCGAGAAGTTTAAGGAAATCCTGGACACCTATCTTGTCACCTCGATCTGCGGACACTTTGGCGTTATGCCGACTGAAATCGGCTTCTCTGGTCACGGCGGTCTAGGCAACTCTGGACACCAGCAAGGCGAGCAGCAAAGCGCCCAGCAAATCGGTGTCGGCCCACTCGTTACCTGGTTAGGCAAAATGCTGACCAATATGAGCTACAGCTATCTCGGTATGCCTCGTGAACTTGAGTTTAAGTTTATGATCGCTGAAGGTCACGATAACGAGTCAGAAGCTAAGCGAGCTGATCTTGAGCTTCGTGGAGCTACTCGCACAATCAACGAACGACGCTCAGAGCTCGGACTTCCTCTCTTGGACACACCAGCTGCAGATCAGCCAATGTTGGTCGCTGGTCAATCTGTATTCCTCTTCTCACCAGACGGCATAATTAACGTCGGAACAGCCACAGGACAGCCTCCTAGCGTCGATAACCTCGACACTAATCCAATCGCTCCAGTGCAAGATAAACCAGCTCCTGTAGCCCCTGTAGCCCCAATTCCAGGGCAAGAGCCTAAGCCTGGTGAGCCTGCAGCTGAAGAGAAGCCAGAGCCTAAAGTTGAGCCAGGTGATAGCAAGTCTGCAGATATTGACAAGGCTGGCGTACCTTCTAAAGCTGAGGTAAAAGCTGGACTATCACGCCTCAAGATCTTGCCTAACGCAGCTGGAGATCACCCTACTTCTGATAACCCTGACGAGCTTGCTGACACAGTAGCTAGTCCCTGGCCTGTAGTTGAGACCCAAAATGGCGACTACCCAGTCTCACCTGACGTATGGGAAAAGGCTGAGCTGGTCTTAGTGAACGTAAAGGATCTTTACGGCACAGATACCCAGCTTGATCGCTCTAACGTAGCTGACCATATTGAAGCTATGGGACAGGCACTAACCCCTTACCGTAACTACGCGCTTGTCTATGACGACGGCGAAAAGCAGATTATCGTGGACGGACACCACAGACTCTTTGCTATGTGGCTCCTCGGTATGGATCAAGTACCAGTCTGGCTTGGTACTCCTGATATGGGTAAAGCTGCTCGAGAAGAAGCCTACGCATTTATGGAATGGGCTAACAGACCCTGGCGTCGTACGCGTCACTTTGAGTTCAAGGCGCTAGATCCAATCGTCGGAGAAGCGCTCAATCGCTGTTACTTTGACAACGATATGGATACTGCTAAGTCTCTCGTCAAGGCCTATCTGCTATGAGCAAGGGCTCACGAGTAGCTAGTGCTCGTGTAGCAGCTAAAAGCGCAGTAAAGATCCGCGCTGCTCTTGCAGCTAGTATCGACGCTAGGCGTGTCTATACGCAATATATGGACACGAATCCACCTGTTACCAAAGATCAAGTCCTAGCTCGCGCTCGCGCTCGCGCCTGGGCTATGAAGAATGTAAATCTGGATTTAGCTACTTACAAAAAAGTTTTAGCTCGTTATTATGGCGATATGTATGTCCTGGGCCAGCGTGAAGCCCTGGAGAATATGGCTGATCGAGCTCAGAAAGGGCCTGTAGCCACAGCTAACAGCAAGCCTAAGCTAAACCCTCAAGGCCTGCCTATATTCGATCCTAGCTTTACGATCAACTGGGACGCTTGGACACCAGGTAACGAAGGAGCTGCAGCGCTACTCTCAAAGCCAGGTGGATTAAAAGATCTCCTGGGTGAGATAGATATTCAAGCTCGAGGTATAGCTGACTACAGCCACGATCTACTCGGTACAGCTTTAGCTGACGGCATAGCTCGAGGCGACACGCCAGTAACAATCGCTAACGCAATTCGAGACAGCTTGTCCTCACCAGAACGAGCTCTCACAATCGCTATCACAGAAGGTCAGCGAGCAAAGATCTCAGCTAATTTGGATAGTTACCAGGCTAATAACGTTGAACAAATCCAGTGGACAGTCAATGATCCTCAAGACGCTGACTGTTTAGACAATGACGGCGAAATCGTCAATTTAGGCGACGAGTTCCCTAGCGGTAATACTCAGCCACCAGTTCACCCTAACTGCCAGTGTGACGTGATCCCAGTTATGCCAGATCTCAGCGGTACGCCTGAGTATGCAGATCTGACGGACGAAGAAATAGCAGCTCGTTTAGACGACTCTGAGATGGCGGTCGTAGCTGACCTGGCTAAGTACAACCCTGACCAGGCTCGAGACGAGCGCGGTCGCTTTAGCTCTGGTGGCGGTGGGCTTGAAGATAAACACGGCGCTGAAGCAGCTTCTCACGCTCAGACCCTTTACTCTCACGCCAAAGGTATTGAGCCATTACTAACTCAAAATATGAGAGATTTAGCCGATAAACACGGTACAAAATTAGAAGGTTTAGATTTTCGCTTAAAAACTCAAGAATCTTTAACTTCTAAAATTGCTTTAGGTGTCAAAGACGGTAAAACTCCAGCAGAAGTAGCTCGTACCATTAGTGACGCTAACCGATACACAATGGTTACAGATCCAGCTAATTACCGAGCTGCAGCTGAAGCTGTCCAAAAGGATCTGCAAAACCAGGGCTACGACGTGCGCGTGAAGAATTACTGGCAAGAGGGCTCAAATTACAAAGGTGTAAATATGGCCCTAACAGATCCGTCTGGCAATAGGATCGAGCTCCAATTCCACACAGCTGAGTCTTTAGCTATGAAAGAAGAAACTAATCACCCTATTTACAAAGAATATCAAAAAATGGACGAGACAACCCCAGAAGCTCAAGCTCTTAACGCTCAAATGGTCGCTAACAGCGCCACGCTCAGCACTCCTCCAGGGCTTACAAATTATGGCGAGCCAAAAATCGGTAAGGCTGTTGATTTATCCGATTTTTATGGCTATGATCGAAGAGAAGGAGGCAATCTATGACTACAAAATGGTTTATCGGTCAGACCACCGAGCGCGTATTCGCTGTCTATAAAGCTACCTTTGACGGCAAGATCCTTACGTCTCAAAAACAGTGGCTTATCCCTAGCGGTAAAGCCTGGGCTTCAACAAAACGTGTAAGCGAGTGGTATTTCGTAGGTAATGACGAGATCTGGCCTGCTACAGAAGCTGAAGCTAGGAAGTATCTCCCAGCTAACGCCTAAGTCCTAAGCAGGGTGCGTGTGAAACCGTTACAATTTCTGTACACACGCAGATAGGACTCTTATGGCTCTGAATCATATAAACGTAACGGTCGGTACAACTCCGACTCAGCTCGTGACTTTACCTAATGGCGTCGGCTATGTAGCCTGCCAGATTTTCAACAATGACACAGTAGCTATTTTTATTGGTGACGCTCAAGTCGATAAGGCTAACCCAGGAATCGGTCTCAAGATCGCTGCAGGAGCTTCTCTCCAGCTTTGGGTACACGGTAACGAAACCATCTATGCAATTTCAGCAGCTGGTACAGCTAACGGCGCAGTAGCAGTCGTTTATTCGGCATAAGGAGAAATAATGGCCCAGGATTTTGCTACCTCATACGTTGATATTCTCAAATATGACAAAAATGACGACGGCACACTCACCGTCTACGGGAAAGCTACTTCAGACGATCTGGACATTGACCAGCAGATCTGCGACAACGACTGGCTCAAGAGAGCTATGCCAGAATGGTTTAAGTCTGGTGGAAATATACGCGAACAGCACAGCTCTATCGCAGCTGGCGTCGCTACTGAATACGAAGAAAAGGGCGACGGATTTTACGTCACAGCCAAAGTCGTAGACAAAAACTCTATCCTCAAAGTCGAGCACAAAGTCCTAAAGGGCTTCTCAATCGGAATTAAAGGCCCACGCGTAGTACGCGATAACAAAGCTGCTAATGGTCGCATTATCGACGGTCAAATCGTTGAGCTCTCACTTGTTGATCGTCCAGCTAACCCTACCTGCCAGCTTGTATTGGCTAAGTCAGTCGGTGGCGAGAGCACTCTTTCAGCTGTCCCAGAAGAGCTAATCGAAACAGAAACACCTACAAAGGAGACCCCAGTGGCAAAATCAGTCCTAGCAGAAACAATCCTAGAGCTGGTTAAGTCAGC